CCCCGCCACTGAGCGGGCCTTTTTTATTTGCATTATGAAAAAGACTATGCGCATACTCGCATAGTGACGGCGGCCGCCGTCGCGTTAAACATTGGAGAATGTAAAATGGAAAACGAAACACCCGCAACCGCGGAAACTTTTATCGACGCCTTGACTATCGAGCGGGACAATTTGCGGGCAGAACTAGCCGCGCAAAAACTGTTGCACGTTTTTCCTGCCTCCGAGCGGGACAATTTGCGGGCAGAACTAGCCGCGGCAAAACGTGCAACCGAGAACATGAAAATCAATCGTGATGAAATCAAACTTCAATTAAACAATGCTGCAAAAGGTATTCTATCGATCATTGATGAAGATTTGGACCGACGCGTGTGTGAAATGGTCGAGGAAAACTTTCAAAATACTAGTTGGGATAATTACGCGGACGATATCAAGAACGCTTTGCCCAGTTGGGATATTGGAGAATACACCGACGACATAAACGAGGCTTGCAAGGATAACTTGCGCGACCTTTTAGGCGACGCCACCGTGAGGATTGAGTTATGAACGATCGATGCTATCCAATAACCAAAGACCAGCAAAAAATGCTATGGTTTAAATGGACCCAGCTGGACCATAAGACGCGGAATAGTTTTTTATCTTTCCGTCGTACCGTTCAANCTACTTTCCACTTNGACGACGCGGTGACGGTCCGCTGGGCGGGNATGNNNCTATTNATAGAGACAAACGGTTATTGTCACAGTTAAAATAAATCCCCTGCACTACGATCTGGCCCGCTAAAATGCGGGCCTTTTCTTTGCTCGATGTAAATTAGTTAAACAAGGCGGACCCCGCCCTTTCCCCCTTTCCCCGAAACATATGGACCGCGATCCGCGGTCACTGGTCCCTCGATCATCGATAAAGGCGTTCCACACGTCGCCTTCGTCGCCCAGTTGGTCGATCGATGTTAACGAGCTCGACGTCAGAGCTCGCTTTTACTGCAATATCGGTCCGACTTGCGGCGGCTGGCGCAAGTATCGAGTCCGCTTAGTTATCGAGGTTGACGGCAGCTCCCACGATTTCCGGCGCGGCACACGCTGGACGGTATCCCATAAACTCCCAGGGTTTTTTTTTCGAGTCATATAAAAAAGGCCCGCGGTCCGCGGACCGTGCAACTTAAAAGCGATCTGGGTCCCTTCGACAATTGAGGCTAATTACCACGATCCCAGCCAGATCGAGCCCAGACCGCCGACCGCGGGCCCCGCGTCGCGCCAACGGGGGCTAGGGCCATGTTTCTGACAAATATTTACATAAAAAACGATATCGGTTATAACTATCTTATAAAGTGGTATATAATCGCATATTTAATAGGGTCCCCCGGATGAATGCTAACCTAAATACGGCACAACAAGACAAGGCTTTGAAGCTTGAACTGCGGCTCGCGCAGATTGAACAGAACGAGCGTTGTCAAGATAATTTTTTACCTTTTGTAAAAACAATGTGGCCGGAGTTTATTGCGGGTAGACATCACAAAATCATTGCTGATAAGTTAGAGCGTGTCGCGAGCGGCGAGCTAAAGAGGCTGATTATCAACATGGCCCCGCGGCACACGAAATCTGAGTTTGCATCTTTTTTGTTTCCTGCGTGGATGATGGGCCGCAGTCCGCGAATGAAGATCATTCAGGCTACTCACACTACGGAGTTGGCGGTTAATTTTGGCCGTAAGACGAAGAATCTTTTGGATTCGGATGAGTACAAGGAGATATTTCCTGATGTTAAGTTAGCGGCTGATAGTAAAGCGAGTGGTCGTTGGGACACGAGTTCTGGTGGTATGTATTATGCTGTTGGTGTTGGTAGTAATTTGGCGGGACGTGGTGGTGATTTAATAATCATTGATGATCCACATTCTGAGCAGACGGCGATGAGTGCGCATGGTTTTGATGATGCGTGGGATTGGTATACTGGGGGCCCTCGTCAGCGATTACAGCCGGGTGGTAGTATAGTTTTGGTACAGACGCGTTGGTCTGAGAAGGACATGACGGGTCAGTTATTGCGGGCGATGTCTAAGGACCCTTTGGCAGATCAGTGGGAGGTTGTTGAGTTACCTGCTGTATTTGAGGATGAGACTCCATGTTGGCCTGAATTTTGGAGCATTGAGGATTTAACGGCGGTTAAGGCGTCGATACCTCCTAGTAAGTGGAATGCGCAATATCAGCAGAATCCTACTGGTGAGGAGAATGCGATTATACCTCGTGAGTGGTGGCGTCGTTGGGAGGCTGAGAAGGTTCCACAATTGCAGTATGTGATACAGAGTTATGACACGGCGTTTAGCAAGCGGGAGAGTTCTGATTACAGTGCGATAACGACATGGGGTGTATTTTATCCTAATGAGGGGGGTTCTGGCCCTAATTTAATATTGTTGGATAGTAAGAAGGGTCGTTGGGATTTTCCTGAATTGAAGAGTGTGGCTTTTGAGGAGTATAAGTTTTGGGACCCTGACACGGTAATTATTGAGGCGAAGGCGAGTGGTTTACCTTTGACGCATGAGTTACGGAATATTGGGATACCTGTGGTAAATTTCACACCTAGCCGTGGGAATGACAAGGTAAGTCGGGTACATGCGGTGAGTCCTATGTTTGAGGCTGGTATGGTTTGGGCCCCTGACAAGGTGTGGGCGGATGAGTTAATTGAGGAGGTTGCGGCGTTTCCTAACGGGGAGTTTGACGACTTGGTTGATAGTATGACGCAAGCGTTAATGAGGTATCGTCAGGGTAATTTTGTACAATTGCCAACAGATGATTGGCAAGACGAGGATGTTTCTGCTAGAGTGCAAGTATATTACTGAGGAGTGATAGATGGCTAGAGAACCGATTGGCGGTTTAGTTGACCGGAATGTACCGTCTCAACTGGACGAGGATGATTTACGCGCAGAGATTGAGTTAGAGATACCGGACTCTGGCAGCGAGCCTATGTTCACGGACTTTGGAGATGAGGTAGAGATCATTGAGGAGGATAGCGGCGACGTTATTGTGGACTTTGAGCCCGGTTCTGACACGGACAGTATGGTTGGGGAGTTTGGCGATAACTTAGCGGAGGATTTATCTGATTCGGAGTTGAGTCGTATATCGGGTGATTTGCTGGGAGAGTTTGACGCGAACAAGGCGTCTAGGCAGGATTGGGAGGATACTTATTCCAATGGCTTAGAGTTGCTTGGTTTCAGTTATGAGGATAGGACGCAGCCGTTTCGTGGTGCGAGTGGTGTGACGCATCCTTTGTTAGCGGAGGCTGCTACTCAATTTCAGGCGCAGGCGTTTAACGAGTTGTTACCTTCTACGGGTCCTGTTCGAACGGCAGTTATGGGTGTTGAGACTCGTGAGAAGGCGGATCAGGCGCATCGTGTTCGTCAATTTATGAATTATTATCTGACTAATGTGATGGAGGAGTACACTCCTGACATGGATCAGATGTTGTTTTATTTACCGTTAGCGGGAAGCACGTTTAAGAAGGTTTACTATGACGAGGCTATGGGCCGTGTTGTAAGTAAGTTTGTCCCTGCGGAGCATTTGGTGGTTCCTTATGAGACCTCTGATTTGGATACTTGTCCAAATATCACTCAGGTTGTTCGTATGGGTTTGAATGATTTGCGTAAGATGCAGGTTGGTGGATTTTATTTAGACATACCTGTGACTCCTGCGCAACAAGAGTTGGGTTCTGTAGAGACTGAGATAGATCGGATTAGTGGTTTTGAGGCTTCGCAGGTTGATTATGACTGTACGTTATTGGAGTGTCACGTTGATTTGGACCTTGAGGGTTATGAGGATACGGATGATGACGGGGAGTTTACGGGTATAAGGTTGCCTTATATTGTAACGATATCTCAGGATAACGGTCAGATATTGTCGGTTCGTCGTAATTATTTGGAGGATGACGAGTTACGCAAGAAGATACAATATTTTGTGCATTACAAGTTTTTGCCGGGGTTTGGTTTTTACGGATTGGGGTTGATTCATACGATAGGCGGTTTATCGCGCACGGCTACGTCTGCTTTACGTCAATTGATAGATGCTGGTACGTTGTCGAATTTGCCAGCGGGATTCAAGGCCCGCGGACTACGGATCAGGGACGACGACGATCCTTTACAGCCGGGTGAGTTTAGGGATGTTGATGCTCCGGGTGGTGCGATACGGGATAGTTTGATGCCGTTGCCGTTTAAGGGTCCTGACCAGACGTTGTTTAATTTGCTGGGATTTGTTGTACAGGCTGGTCAGCGGTTTGCGACGATTACTGATATGAAGGTTGGGGATGGTAATCAGCAGGCGGCGGTTGGTACGACGATAGCGATGTTGGAGCAGGGTTCGCGAGTAATGAGTGCTGTTCACAAGCGGTTACATTATGCGATGCGTCAGGAGTTTAAGATACTTGCTCGTGTAATGAGTGAGACTTTACCTTCGGAGTATCCGTATAGTGTTGCTGGTGGTGACCAGAGTATTATGGCGAGTGATTTTGATGATCGTGTGGATGTGATACCTGTATCTAATCCGAATGCGTTTAGTCAGTCTCAGCGGATATTGTTGGCACAAACTAAGTTGCAGTTAGCGACTCAGGCTCCTGAGATGCATAACATGCATGAGGTTTTTCGTGACATGTACGAGGCGTTGGGTGTTACGGATGTAGACAGGATAATGAAGGCTGTACCGGATGACGAGCCGCGGCCCTTGGACCCTGCGCAGGAGAACATTAACGCGTTGGATAATTTGGAGTTAGAGGCGTTTCAGGGTCAGAATCATCAGGCTCATATAATGGCTCACATGGTTTTTGGTGCGAGTCCTATGGTTGGTCAGGTTCCTGCGATTGCGATATCTTTACAGAAGCACATTATGTCTCATGTTAAGTTGGGTGCGGAAGAGCAGGCTATGGTTCAGATGCAGCAAGCGGGACCTATGGAAGCGCAACAGCAGGAGTTACAGTATCAGACGATGGTTGCTCAACTGGTTGCGGAGGGTATGCAGAAGGTTAAAGAGTTGTCTGGTCAGCTTTCGGGTCAGGGTCCTGATCCTTTGATAAAGTTGAAGGAGCAGGAGTTACAGATCAAGGCTCAGTCAGAGCAGGCGGATGCGCAATTAGATCAGGCAAAATTGCAGCTTGACGCGAAGGGTCAAGAGATGCGCGGTGATCAGTTTGACAGGCGTCTTCAGAGTCAGGAGCAGCAGACTGCGGCCCGCATACAGAGTGCTATGGATCGGGAATTGTTAAAACAGCGTCAAGGAGATTAAGATGGCTAGGACAGTAAAGATAGTAACGAACACGCCGAAGGCTGCCCCGAAAGCGGTAGAGTATGCGGATATTAAGGGTCAGGGTCGAATACCGTATGGTAAGACGGCTGATGTTAAGATTCCTACGACTTTAAAACGGATGAAGGCTCGTGGTACGGGTGCGGCCATAAAAGGTACGAGTTATTTAGGTTACTAGCCTAAATTAATCGTGTTGGAGAATGATAGAGGTTGTCACTGCGATAACTATGGCGTCAAACGCGTTTTCCGCGCTCAAAAAAGGTATGCAAGTAGGTAGAGACTTGCAGGACATGGGTAAGCAGCTTTCTCAGTGGGCTGGTGCGATGTCCGATTTAGACTTCTTGGAGAACAAGAACAAGAACCCCAGTGTGTTTCAGATATTAGGGGGTGGGGTCGAGAGTCAGGCGATGGAAATATTCGCGGCTCGCAAACGTGCTTCCGCCATGAGGGCAGAATTAAAAGACTATATATCAGTGGTTTACGGGCCATCACATTGGGATGAGCTTTTGTCTATTGAGGCAGAGATCAGGGTTCAGAAACGGGAGAACGAGTACAAGAGACTTGAGATGGTACAGAGCATCAAAGAGTGGTCGGCTGGAATTACCTTGTTTTTTGTGTTAGTAGGTGCTTTATTTGGGCTTGTTTGGATGATGACATGGTAAAGGTGAAGCATGGCAGCGACTACTTTAGATGAATGGAAGGTTTTGCCGCGTCTTATGATGTTGGCGGTTACGATACTCACATATCAAGCGGTACATTGGTTTATGGGACTTCCTGATCCATCCGTTGCTCAAAGCGGTCTTGTGAGTGTTTGCATGGGTGCATTGACAGGATGTTTCGGTATTTGGATGGGTAAAGAATCGAAGGATGCTGTGTCTAAACCGAAAGTGCTAGACAAATGAAATGGATACTGTTTTGGCTTTTGTCCTTACCCTTACGATGGGCGGGGAGCCTTATAGTCTTGGCAATGGTTTGGCAGCTTTTCGGGACATTTATCGTTGTGAGGAATTTGCTAGAGCAGTTGAGAAGAGTGCAAACAGCACTTACGTTGGAGGTCGTTTGTATTATGAGAAAAGGTCTGATTTGACGGAGGCTAAGTGCCTTCCTCAGTTTGTGCCTGTTAACACAAGGTTTTGGGATTAAGGGAGTAGGAAATGATTACATTACTGGGAAGCTTATTGGGTTTTGGAACGTCGTTTTTACCTGAAGTATTAAACTTTTTCAGAGCGGGTCAGGACCACAAGCACAAATTAGAGTCTATGCAACTTGAAATGGACATGATGGCAAAGCGTAACGAGTTAAAGCTTAACATCATAGATAAGCAAGCAGAGATTAAGGAGACAGAGGGGCTATACAAACATGATAGCATCGATGCAGGAGGTTTTATTAACGCACTACGAGGCAGCGTCCGTCCTGTCATCACTTATGTTTTTTTTGGCCTTTTCGTTGCCATCAAAATAACGGCGCTCATATCTCTTATGGATGCAGGAAATGACCTTGGCAGATCACTATCTCTCATATGGGATGATTCTACCTCTGGTCTTTTCGCTGCTATAATAAGCTTCTGGTTTGGTGGAAGAGCGGTATCAAAGTATATGAAGGGAACTCCGTAATGAGTTATAAATTAGGTAAGAGAAGTAAAGAGAAACTTGAGGGTGTAGACGAGCGCATGGTTTCGATTGTTCGTTACGCTATTTCTGTGACTAAACAGGATTTCAGTGTGATTTGTGGACTTCGGACCCGCAGAGAGCAAGAAGCCTTGGTTGCTAAAGGGGCTTCAAAAACCATGAAATCTAAGCACCTTGATGGGAATGCCGTTGACTTAATGGCGTACATTGATGGGGGCCGTTGGGAGTTGAAATTGTACGATGAAATAGCTGACGCTATGGCAGAAGGCGCTCGTGCGATAGATACAGCGGTTAAGTGGGGAGCGGCATGGTCTGTTGGAGATATACGGTATTGGGATGGTACGATGGAAGAAGCTATGAATGCTTATGTGGACTTGCGTAGATCACAAGGCAAACGCCCGTTTATAGACGGCCCTCACTTTGAGTTGATGGATTAGAGCTTGCCTTCCTGTAAAAACTTAGTAATCTGCGTATCAGATAAACTGGGACTTTATAGGAATGAATACGATATTTGTTGAAGAAGCAATTTTTCGCATAATAAGGGAGAAACGAGGGACAGTAATAGACTTTTTACAGTACGGAAACGTCAAATCAATGGAGCAATATCGTGAGCTTATGGGCCTATTAGAGGGTCTTAATCATGTGGAACAGGAACTCAAGGGCCTGCTAGACAAACAGGAGCTACTTAATGACTAAAAGCGCATCGGTCGATTTGACCGGAGTAAAAGAGGCTGTCGCGAGCCTATCGGAGGCTTATGCAGAGCCAAAAGAACGGGTTTTAGACCCTGAATCTATTGGAGCCTCTCTCTTAGAAAGAATGCCTTCACCTACAGGCTGGCGTTTGTTGATTCTTCCCTATCGTGGGAAGGGAAAAACGGACGGTGGTGTGTATTTACCTGATGCTGCGGTAACTCAGCAGCAAGTTTCCACTCAAGTCGGATATGTTTTAAAGGTAGGCGAGCTTGCCTACAAGGATTCTGAGAAGTTTCCCAACGGTCCGTGGTGTAAACAGGGTGATTGGGTGATGTTTGCTCGTTATTCGGGCTCACGCTTTGCCATAGACGGCGGAGAAGTGAGTATTTTGAACGACGACGAAATATTGGCGCGTATTAACGAGCCAGAAGACGTTTTGCATTACTAGGAGTAAAAAATGGCAGAAGAACAGATAGAATTAGAACTTGATACGGATACGGATACGGAAGTTGAGGTAGAAGAGCAGGTTTCTGAAACGGAAGTTGAAACGGAAGATCAGTTTCAGAAGGCAGATAGTGCTACTCAGAAGCGTATTGACCGTTTAACGAAGAAAATGCGTGAAGCAGAGCGTCGTGAGCAGGAAGCCATTAACTTTGCCAAGCAGGTTCAGCAGGAATCTAATGGTTTAAAGCAGCGTTTTACGCAACTGGACAACAGCTACGTTGAAGAATACAGCACTCGTGTTCAGAACCAGATGGAGCAGACTGAAAAAGAGCTTGCTCGTGCTATGGAAATTGGCGACACGCAAGCGGCGGTAGAAGCTCAAAAACGCATGATTTCTTTGTCTACGGAGACAGATCGTGCGGCACAAGCTAAGATGGCGCAAGAGCGTCAGGTTAAGCAAGTGCAGCAAGCGCCTCAACAGCAGCCTCAACAGCAGCAAGTTCGTCGTCCGGACGCTAAAGCGCAGGATTGGGCGGAACAAAACGAGTGGTTTGGTCAAGACGAAGCTAGAACATTTGCGGCTTTTGGAATACATAAAAAACTTGTCGAAGACGAAGGGTTTGACCCGACGAGTGATGAGTACTATACTGAACTGGATCGGCGCATTTCCGATACATTTGGAGGTGCTACGAAGAGTACTGGTAAACGTGCCGCTCAGACGGTTGCTGGTGTTTCAAGAAACAACTCTGGGCGCAGCAGTGGGAAAAAGGTTAGACTCACCCCTAGCCAAGTCGCAATAGCGAAAAAATTGGGTGTGCCGCTACAAGAATACGCGAAATACGTGAAGGAGTAAGATTGATGAGTGAAGATACAGATGTAAATGGACCTATCAAGCGGGCTTCTCGCGCAACTCAAACTAGGGAGAAGACGGCGCAGCGTAAGCCGTGGGCTCCCCCGTCTATGTTAGATGCACCGCCTGCACCGGATGGTTTTAAGCATCGTTGGATACGCGCTGAAACGCGTGGTTTTGACGATACGAAGAACATCAGCGCCAAGATGCGCGAAGGTTGGGAGCTTGTTCGTAAGGATGAGTACCCTGACTTTGAGTCCCCGGTAGTTGAATCAGGAAAATACGAGGGTGTGTTTGGAGTTGGCGGTTTGATGCTGGCTCGTATACCGGAAGAGACTGTTGCTGAAAGAACTCAATATTTTGCTAGTCGAAATAGGGATCAAATGGAAGCGGTAGACTCTGACATGATGCGAGAGAATGCACATTCAACGATGACGATTGCTAAACCTGATCGTCAATCTCGTGTAACCTTTGGTGGACCTAAAAAGAATTAGTTCCTCCTCTACTGGAGAAGAATAAATGGCAAATACAGAGCTATCTTATGGCCTTCGCCCGCTATCAAGACAAGGCGCTTCCGTCTCGTCTACTGGTATGACGGAGTATCGTATTGCTGCTGGCAACACTAACCCGATTTTTCTTGGAATGCCTGTCATTCCATTGGCTGCGGGTGTTATAGACGATCTACAAGCTGCGGCGGGTGGTAACGTGTCTATTGTAGGTGTTTTTGGCGGATGCGAATACATCTCTTCAACCACTGGTAAGCCGGTATTTTCGAACTTTTGGCCCGGTTCAGGCGCAGATACAGATCATCCTGTAAAAGCGTTTTTATATGACGATCCTAACCAACTTTTCCGTATTGCGACATCTAATGTTGTTGGCGGTCAAGACACTGAAGCTGAAGTCCGCACGTCGGTCTTTGCCAACATAGCTTTAGCAAACGGTAATAGCGGTTCTACTGCTACGGGTCAGTCATCAGCTACGGCGGATTTGAACACTGTCGCTGCAACTAACACTCTCGCGCTCAGAATTATGGGTATCTTAGACGATGCTGGTAACAACGACTTTACTGAGGCGGGTATCCCTTTAATTGTTCGTATAAACAACCACTTCAATGCGCCTACGGGCTCTATTGCAGCGGCCACTGTTTCTACAACTGGCGTATAAGGAGCTTAAAACATGGCTATTTCTCGCGCACAACTAGCTAAAGAGCTAGAACCGGGCCTTAACGCATTGTTTGGGCTTGAGTATGACCGTTACGAAAACGAGCATAGTGAAATCTTTGAAGAAGAGTCCTCAGATCGGGCTTTTGAAGAGGAAGTTATGCTTGGAGGTTTCTCAACAGCACCTGTTAAATCTGAAGGCGGAGCCATCAGTTTTGACGATGCACAAGAGACTTACACAGCGCGTTATACGCATGAAACTATCGCTCTTGCCTTCTCTATTACGGAAGAAGCTATTGAGGACAATCTTTATGATCGTCTAGCTTCCCGTTACACCAAGGCTCTGGCCCGCTCTATGGCTCAGACCAAGCAGATTAAAGCTGCGGCTATCTTGAACAACGCGTTCACTGCCGGAGTTTCTGCGATTGGTGACGGAGCAGCGCTTTGTTCAGCGGCTCACCCTTCTTTGTCAGGTAACCAGACTAACCTTCTGGCTACTGCGGCTGATCTCAACGAGACTTCTCTTGAGCAGATGTTGATTGACATTGCAGGATTGACTGATGAGCGTGGTCTAAAAATTGCGGTTCGTGGAACGAAACTAATCATTCCAAAAGAATTGCAGTTTATTGCAGAGCGTGTTCTTAACTCTAATCTGCGTCCGGGCACAGCGGATAACGACACTAACGCTATGCGCGGCATGGGTATGCTGCCGGATGGCGCGGTTGTTAACCATTTCCTTACGGATACAGACGCGTTTTTTATTAAAACTGACGCTCCAAACGGGTTCAAGAACTTTAACCGTTCCGCTATCAAAACAGCTATGGAAGGTGATTTTGATACAGGAAACATGCGGTTTAAAGCTCGTGAGCGTTACAGCTTTGGCGTATCTGATTGGCGTTGCGTCTTCGGCACCCCCGGAGCGTAAGTTACTTAAAATTGTTAAGTTAGGGGTTACTTCGGTAGCCCCTTTCTTTTTTGTAAAACATGTGTATAGTTTTTGCATCCCTGACAGTTACATAGTGTAACTGACTCTAGCCACGACAGGAGACAAGCATGGCTAATACAACATTTAACGGCCCGGTGAGGTCGGAAAACGGTTTTCAAGACATTACTAAAAACGCAACGACGGGGGCTGTTACCAGCACCATGACGCTTCAGACTTATGAAGCTACCATTACTGTGGCAAATGGTGCTACAACGGGTAAAGAGGCGGCTATTGGCATCCCGGTTAATTTTATACCTATGGGTGTAACGATTGCTGTTACAACTGCTTCAGTAAACAATGTTAATCTAGTTGATATTGGAACAGATACCGACACAGACGGTTACGTGGACGGTGTTACCGTGGCTTTAAATACCACGGGATTTAAAGGTTTTTTTGGTTGCAACGGTATTCTTGGTATGTCTGGTTTTTCTACAGGGGTATCTGGACTTGTGGGCGACGAGGTTGAGTTGGTTGTTTCAGCCGACCCCGGCGGTGACACTGTAATTGTTCTGAAGTTTTTTGGTATTTCCAGTTCATCAGACGCATCATAATCGGAGGTTGTCATGTCTAATTCAGACGTAAGAGCCAAACGTATGACGGGAACTGGTGCGGCTGCAACGGGTCGCGCTAGATTACGTCAGGTGCAAGTTTTAACAGGTGGAGGCGCAGGTCGTTTGACATTAACAGATGGCAACGGTGGTGCAACAATTGTGGACTTAGATTTCACTCAAAGTCAAACGCACTCTGTAAACATTCCAGACGAAGGTGTTTTGTTTACTACTGATGTTCATGTCGCAACGGCAACTAATATTACTGCTTTGACCATTTTCCATAGTTAAGGTGTTCCGTGGCTTCCAGAGTTAAAACGAAGTCTAGTAAAGAAAAAAAGAATCGCTCCGACGAAATGCCGAAGCGTAATAAAAAGAATTTCCGTCCCACAGAAAAAGGGGCGGGAATGACTGAAGATGGTGTTAAAGCATACAAGCGTAAAAACCCCGGATCAAAGTTGAAAACAGCGGTTACGGGAAAAGTCAAAAAAGGAAGCAAGGACGCCAAGCGTCGCAAATCTTATTGTGCGAGGTCCGCGGGTCAAATGAAGAAGTTCCCTAAAGCGGCGAAGAATCCTAACTCAAGGTTGCGTCAAGCACGTAAGCGTTGGAAATGTTGATGAAAGCAGAAGAGGTTTTAAGGCTTATGGAAAAGCATGAGCTAGAGTCTAACCGCCGTTTTGAGCGGATTGAGAAACAGCTAGAGCGGCTGGATATGCGTCTTTGGGGCATAGCTATATTGATAATAGGTGCCGCTGTTGTAGAAAGGGTTTTTTAATGGCTAATTACAACCGTAAATCAAAATCTTCCTCTAGTAAA